TAACAAAATACAAAGATTTTAATATAACGGTTTACACTATTCCAGTATGACAATTACCGACCTAATCGAAGAAATGAAAGTAGTAAAGGCAGCCCACCCATCTTTAGAGATAACAGACGTCCTAAGAATCTTCAACATCCAAGCAACGAGAGAACTAGCACAGCAAACGAGGAGGCTAGCGAATGGTTGAGACATTATGCACAACAGCACAATACACTTTGGCGGTAGGAGCAGACCCAAACGCAGCCCAAGTCCTAGCAGGTAATATGACAATTTGGATAAACTATGCAGAGAGTGATATGGAAAAGGAGTTCGGAAAATTAGGAGATAGTCCTGGATTAGTAGCAAACTACGCAACCATTACAGCGTCGTATAAGCAATGGTTAGCTAACGTTACAGCAGACAGAGCCGCATGGTATGGCATAGACCAAGACCAAGACAACTGGAATCTATCAACATCCCAATCCAAACTAAACACTAAGCTAACAAAGTGGAAAGAGTTCCAGAAAGACCTAAAAGAGAATTCTTCTGAAATTATTACGCAACTTAATTTATAATGCCACTACAACAAGACCTAACAACCCTAACCACAGCCTCGCCAGTTGTAGCTACTTTTGATTACACAGACATAATCAACGGAACAGAAATAATAGAGTTAAATTTGAATTATGACGGAAGCTACTTTCTAGGAACTAAGCAATATATAGACACCAACGCAAAGATAGAAGCCGGTTTGACAGCAGACCTAGCACCTTTTACTTCTGCACGAACCGCCACGGGAACAGCAGTGCTTCAATTCTACATCAACGGAACCACCGGAAGCCATATGACATTCAAACTACAGAAATGGGATGGAGCATCGGCGACAGATATTAGTTCAGCAATAGACTCCCAAGACTCTGCGGTATTGGCAGGACTAACTGTTCAGATACCAGTAACAACAACCAAATTCAAAAAGGGAGAGAGTATAAGGCTACTAATAAGTGCAGCAGGCGGACAGGAAGTCCGTTTTGATAACACAACTTATCCGTTAACACTAGATGTTGCTTTTGAGGTAAATAGATAATGGCAGAACTTAATTTAAGCAACGCAACAACGACGGACTTCAAAAACCAAGTTCCCGACTTCATAGTGGAGGCGATGGCGTTGGATGTAGCCAATGTAGACAACGGAGAGACTTATGTTTATTACGATAAGGCAACGGAAAACTATGGATATCAATACAACCATCCACAAATAGCGTCGAGGCTAAACTCTATTTGCACATGGGCATACAAACAGGGTTGGACAACACCGGACTCCGCGATGGGAATCATTCTTAAGAAGATAGATGGAAACGGAAAAGAGACTTTTCCTCAAATTGTTTGGACACATGGTAATACAAAATTGGGACATGGGGATTCTTTTACAGAGATTATTAGAAACGACAACGGAACTCTAATAAACATGATTAACATTTCTCCCGAGAGAGTCAAAACTGTGTTTAAATCTACGAGGATTATTCGTTATGAAATTTGGAACGGAACCAAGTGGGTTGAGAAAAAACTCTCAGAGATGTGGCATTCAATGAATAAAAAGTTAGGCGATTCAACAAGAGGCACAGGCGACATCCAAGCAAACAAGACAGTTAATGACGCTATGATTGAAGCCTTTGAGGACGAGAGGGTTATTAAACACAGAGACAAAGCCTTAGGAGTTGTTTATTACAAAACTAACAATACAGGCAAGATTTCTTATGCAAACGAACAAATAGAAAAGGCAGTTAAAAACGGAGAGATGGTCGGACTCCCAGAAGATACCGCCAAGATAGAACCCTACCCAAGCAAGAGTTCAGAGGATAGGCAGAATTGGTTATCTTATGTAGACGAATTGGGATACCGAACTGGCGGAATGCCAAAAAGTATGACAACCTCAGACGGAACAAGCGAAGTAGGAGGCATTAATGGCCACCTTATATTTGAGCCTATCTATGGAGCGGAGCAATTAGAAACCGAAGACGAACTATGGCAACAGGTAGCAATCAAAATTAAATTTAACAGACCTCCGAGTTTGGCACCAAAGACCCAAGAGAACGCAGAGAAGAACACAGGACAAACAGCAATACAGCCAAACGAGGCAGAACCAAAACTCAATAGATAATGGAAACAATAACTCCCGCAACAACAGACACATTAAGTAAGGTGGAACCAGTAGATAGCCCCAAGAGGAAATGTATTGATAGCGGGGGAACATGGGACGCAACAACACAATCTTGTATTATGCCATCACTGGAAAATCCTAAAAATCTTCCAGTCGTAACAGACACCGACGGAAAAGAAAGATTAGAGCCACAAGGACAAGAGGCCTCAGCAATAAGAAAAAACGAATTAGAGTTAGGAGTAGCTTTAGACGCAGGAACTTCTGCCAGACAATCCCTAGAAGCAAAACAACAAAAGGCAATATTAGAGGAAGAAAGACAAGCCCAAATATTAAAAGAACCCGTTAGGAGAGAACTAGACCCAGTAACAAATGAATTGGAAATAATACCAGTAATAGGACCACCATTAAACTTTATCCAAAGACTAATTAAATCCAAGTTGCCATTTTTAGCTAAAAATGATGACCCAAGATTAACAGAAGTAACCCCAGAAGAATTAAGAACAGTAGCTTTAACAGAAATAGAGAGAATAGAAATAGAGAAGGGATTAACAGATAGTGAAAAATTTGGACAATTAGCCGAAGCATTAAATATAGGGGAATTAGCAAAGTGGATTCCGGGTTTATCGGGAGCAGAAAAACCAAGCGAGAACGTCCAAACAACAGTATCAACTCTTAGACAATTAAAAACAAGAGCAAGAGATGTAATCTCTAACGCGGAAACTGGGGACCTAACAAGAAGCCAAGCAGAAGAAAGAATAAGAGTTATTGAAGAAGACCTACAAAGAGGAGAAAGTAGGATAAAAATGTTAATCCAAAACTCCCCAGAATTAAAATTTAACAGCGACGGAGTTAATTTTATTGAGGGTAAAATATTAGAAACAAGAATAATTTTACAAGACGGAAAATTAGCAGCGATTACTGGCGCAATTGCGGAGTCCCAAATGACTGACTCAAAAATATATCAAGCACTTAGTGAAAATGAGGACTTCACAATACCGGGACAATGAATGTAATAATAAAAATTTGGCTATGGCTGTGTTTAATTTTTTCAATCATAGGGATATTAATATGATTGAACAGCAATTTTTAAACTACGGAGTTTTAGGAATGTGGACATTAACACTTATTGTCGAGAGATACAAGTGGCAAAAGTCATTAACAGAGGCAGTAAATAATCTTACAAACGCAATAAAGAAAACTTTATAAACCCCTGTGTCATGTAATAATATGGAAGATGGGAAACCAAATGAGACTGACACACAGGGAAAGACGGATAATAATGATTTGGAGAACAATCAAAAACCTACTTCTCTCTATGATAAGACTGAGGCTATTGTTACAAGGCAAGAAGCAGCCAACAAGAAAACCGAAGAACTATTAGAAAGGCAAGAAACCCTACACGCTAACCAAAGACTCGCGGGAACTACTGGCGGAAATGTTGATGTTAAACCAAAAGAAGAAACCTCAAAAGAGTATGCGGACAGGGTAATGAAAGGAGAAATTAAAGAATGATAGAAGAAAAAAAGTTAGGCGTTAAGATTGCAGAAGATACAGACGAAGCTTTCTGGACAGACACTAAGGAAAAGATAGAACTTTCTGATAAAGCAGAAGCAAGAAACGCTAAAGTTAGAGCTGTAATGCTAGAATTATGTAACAAAGAATTAAGTTAATCGGTATACCGAATAACCAAAGATTTAAATACTATTTATTATTAAGATTATTATGGCAAACGAAACCGCAGTTTTAATTTTCGAAACAGCTCCACCAATAAGAGTTAATTGTGCAGAGGCAGCAGCATTCGAGAAAGGCGATTGCGTAACATTTACAGGAGCAACAACTAATTTGGTTGTAGCTATTACTTCCGCTAATGCTGATATTATGGGCGGAATTGTAGCAGAAGAAAAAATCGCTAATGTTGGGACTTATGTCTCAGTTTATAGACAAGGAATTTTTAGGGTCCAATGCGGAGCAGGCGGCTCAACAGTAGGACTTACTTCAAGCATTATAGCAAAGAATAATTTTACTAACGGAGCAGCAACAGACTATGAGAACGGGATTTGTTGGGGAAGATTCTTAGAGACTGGCGCAGATACTAATTGGGTTGCTATGGAGTTGTTCGGATAATGGCAGACACCGCAGCAATGGCAGAGATACGAGGGATTGACATTACTAAGTTAGTTGAGGGTTTTGCAGATGTAGGAATTATTTTAAAGAATTTTGTTAGGGTTATTAAAACAACTGCTCGAGAGATGAGATGGATGTCTAAAACAAGTGGTTACTTAACTTCTCCAACAACATTAGGAATAACAGGCGATTTAATAGAAACATCCTCTAAAGCTATGCCAGTTGTTATCGAAAATTCTTACACAAGAAATACATCTTATGTTAAGAAATATTTTGCAACATCTCCGCTGATTTCGTTAGAAGATATTAAGGATAGTGACCCAGACGTATGGGGAGATATAATTAAGGATTCTGTTATTGCAGTTAATAAAAAGATTGACTCAAGATTATTAACAGTATTGGACGGAGCAGGATGTCAAACAGCAGCAGCAGCCGGAAGCGGTTGGAATGTAGACGCAGACGCAGACCCTATTTATGATTTCTTAAACGCCATCGAGAACATAGAGGCAGAGGGTTATGATAGTGGAGACCTTATAGCTTATATGAATCCGGCTGAAAAGAAATGGTTGTTAAGATGGTTAATCACAGTAAAGGGTTCAAGTATTCCAAGCTTCTCTAGTGGAAAGGTTACTGGTGGAGAGTTAATGTCCTTTATGGGTGTTAAGATTGTATCAGACCCTAACAGGCCAACGGACACAGTTACTATTTTTTCTCCAAGTAAGGCAGTAATATGGAGAGAGTTTATGGGTATGAGTTCTGCGGTTGTAAATGATGAGGGTATCGGTAAGACTGTGAGAGTATGGTCAGAGGGAGAAGCTACAAGACCAAACCCTAATGCAGTATTCAAACTTACAGATACGATTAATTAATGGCTAATATTCTACAAGGCGGTAAGCGTGATTATATTTCTACGGCTCAATTTGCTGTTACTAATATTACAGAAGATTTAAATTTGGATTGTAACAACAACGACCCTTTAGTTAACGGAGATGTTTTAGGAACTTTAATACGTGAGTTAATTCGTGCGGGCATAATTAACGGGACGGTGGCATAATGACATTAGAAAACTGTAAACTATACCTAGAGCAAGCAGAAGACGAAGAAACCAAGAAGTTCTGGGCTGATAGGATTGCAAGGAAATACCCAGATACTTTAGAGAAGATAGTAGAGAAGCCTAAGGTAGAGAAGCCTAAGAAAAAAGAAGTTAAAGAGGTTAAGGAATAATGACAGCTGGAGACGTTATCACATTAAGAGAAAATGCAGGTGGGCGTAAGGCAAATCTTTATGATGGGACTGATGATTATATGTTGGCTGATGCTCATGCTGTTGCTAGGGTAGCAGCGAATGATACAGTTGGGACTTATACTGCTTGGATATATATGGATGCAGTAGGCTCTTTAATGTCGATTTTATCTGCTGGAGATAACAACGCAACAACACAAGTTTTCACAATAGATGTTGCAGCAACAGGAGAATTAAAAACAGGTTTAGTTGTTGGGGGTACAGTTCAATTTATAATCACAGAAACAACAGCATCAATGTCTGCAAGGAAATGGCATCATATAGCTGTAGTACAAAATGGAACACAACCAATTTTATATATAGATGGCAGTGCTGTTGCTATAACAAATACAACAGCACTAGACATGACAGCTTGGTATGATGAATTAAGTGCAGTTGATAAATTTGCTATTGGAATAAAAGAAAGTAATGCAACTCACACTCAAGATTTTAATGGAGCAATCGGACAAGTGAAATATTGGAACGTAGCATTAAATAATACTGACATTTTGGCAGAATACAACGCAACATCAGACGGAACAGCTTTCGGAAGCTATGGAACACCAGCGTTAAATATTACAATGGAAAACGACGGAATAACTGATAGCGGAAGTGGAGCAGATAATGGAAGTTTAACAGGAGATGCTCACTATGGTGGAGAAGTAAGCGCACACAGTCAAGCCTTAGAGGCTAACGTGACAGGCCACGCAGCAGAAACAATCACCACATTTCCACAGGGAAATAAATACGTGTCTATCATAAAGAGGGGAGACTAATGGTAAACGATAATTATTATAATAAAGGTGTATCTATCACAAGCGAGGAAGCTCACGCTTTAGTAGACAAGAGCGGAATTGTTGTGGCAGACAGAGAAATAGATTTCACAAAAGAATTTAAAGATACCTCAATGGCAAAAGAATAAATAGTATTGTTTCTTAAAATATTTATGGCAAACAGAATAGGCGACAAAGAATTAAAGACTGACTGGGATGCAAGAAGTGCAGCAGACCCAGAAAAAGCAGTAGGATATAATATGGCGTTGATACCCCAGAAGTCTTATGTCCCCGCAAGAAAAAGAGTGGGTTTAGACTGATGGGACAGACAAGGGCCCAAAAAATTATTAAACAATTAGACGGAAGTGTGCAAAGAAAAACACCGATAGCTACTGATATGTTTATTCCAAATCATTCTGGGGAACACACCGCAGGAAGAACTGGCACCCCAACAGCAGATAGAAGTATTGTCAATAAGTCTTATGTTGATACACTATTAACAAATAAACCTAATTGGGATACAGCCTATGGGTGGGGCGACCATTCGGCCGCCGGTTATGTAACTTTGGCAGGCGCTCAAACAATAACAGGAGCGAAAACATTTACTGGGGGAAATGGTAGCACAACCCCCGCAATTACAATAGGCTCAACAGACTATGTCCCTGCAAACCAGAAATCTCTAGGAATTAATACCGTCCCTCAAAATCATGCAAACGGAAGAAATATGATAGCATTCCGTTATGATGTACCAATAGGAGACACAGCAAAACAAGTAGATACCTTAAATGTTCAAACACATCTAGCGTCTAATCATGCTAATTCAGCCCTAGCATTTAATGGAGAAACCTCCAACAACGGATACAATGCAAATTTCATGGCGGGTATTGGCTCGGGTTCAACTCTCAAAGATAGTGGAAAGATAGGCTGGGGAGCTGGTATGTATGGATATACTGGAAACACCTTGGGGTCGTCTACCGCAGACGCAGACTTTATGGTTAATTTTATGCCACTCCTATTATATGATTCAACTTTTACAGGTGATATAGGGGAAGTTTCTTTTTTCCACCCATTCTCGGTAGATGGCGGACTAGATGGAGATTCAGTAACCTATGCAGGGAATGGAACGCTCACAAATTATTTAGGGGTAAAAATACCAGTTCTAAAATCCTCAAATATAGACCCCACAGCAGCTGCTGCTATGGTAATTTTAAGCCCAAACACAGGAGCGGCTAGCGAATACACTATCTACCAAGCAGACCCAGAAGCGTCCGGCGCTCCAAATATATTTCAATCACTCACAAGATTCGGAGGGACAACAAATTATACGGAATTAGATACAACGGGATTCACAGAAGCATACGGAACAGCAAAGGCATATAGAGACACAAACATAGCAGGTTATTTATTAACAAGACCAAGTAGTAGTCAGCCCGATGTTGTTAGTTTTGTGGATGAAGATGGCACAGATACAGATATAGAAACTTATGGTTTTGATGTTGGTGAGAAAGTGCATGGGGGATTTGAATTGCAGCATGATTACGCAGAGGGGACAAACATAGTTTTTCATGTTCATTGGCAGGGAATTACTGCGCCAAGTGGGACTGATAATGTTCAATGGAGATTAAAATATATTGTGATGAGAGATGGGACAACCCTAAATGCCGCAACAACAATCGACTCACCCGACACCCCTTTTGATACTCAATATGAAAGTGTTAGAAGTGATTTTGCTGCAATAACAGGGACTAACTTTAAGATAGGCGACCAACTCATGTTTACTTTAACACGAGTAACAGCGACGGGCGACGCATACGCAGGGGACGCTTTGATTGCAACAGCAGGAATACACTATCAAGTTAATACTATTGGAAGCAGAACAATAACAACTAAATAGAAACATTTATAAGTGCGTGTGTGTTCTCTCTCTTATATGGAATGTAAGGAGGTAAGAAATGGAAAAAATAATAATAAAAGAAATAAGTGACGAGTTGAGAACTAAGGCTAAGAATGTCCCGTTTTGGGGCGTGAAGCTAGCAGATGGACGAGAAGCGACAATTTGGGATGTAAGTATTGCGGAAGCAGTCAAAGCCAATCTTAATGTAGAAAGTGAAGCAGAAATTAGGGGACAAGGGAGTTTCTTAAATGTTAGAGCGTTCAATGGTGGAGATAAGGGAACTATGCCCGTCGCTGTTGAAGCGAAAGATGAAGTTAAGCCAATGAGTTCAAATGATGAGAGAGGTAAATCTATCGTAGCTCAATGTCTTACGAAAGTCGTTTACGGACAAGATGGCGGAGAAGAAGCTAAGGTTTTAGAAACATATAGGTATTTCCTTAAGAACTTATAATGGCGAATAACTTTTGTTTCTCTTGTAACTCTTGTAACTCTTGTAACTCTTGTGACTCTTGTAACTCTTGTGATTTTTGTAACTTTTGTTTCTCTTGTGACTCTTGTAACTCTTGTAACTCTTGTAACTCTTGTGACTCTTGTA